CCTCTAAACTTACGCATAACGATTGCACTAGCAGTTTGAGTAGCAACATTGCTGTCGTTAACGCTATCAATTGTTACTAGAGTAGGACCGCTGTTTGAACCAGTTGCATGTAACACACCGCCGACAACTGTTGAAACCAAAGGAATAACGTCATTAGATGGATTAGCAGATATGTTGAGAACTGCTGAACCGACAGCTGGAGCTCCTCTACTCTTTACGTAAGTGAGACCAGCTGCTGTATCCACTTTAAACAGCTCGTAGGTCTGTGTTAGATCGTTGACTGCAAAACCACCAGTCAGCAGTCGCATAACGCCGTTATTGTTTTCAATCAATATGCTGACGTTGCCAGTATCGGGTAAAATGTTCAAGCTGTTAGATGACAGATAGAGTCCAGCCCACGGCTGTGCTAACGTACCAAGTGTATATTCATTGTTTGACACCATAGTCGTTGATACGGAAATATTACCGTTTGAGTCCAGAGCGAGTGGTGGCTTATTCTTGATGTAGTCTAAAGCTAAAGTGTTAGCTTCGTTCCAGTCAGCTTGAACTAGTGAGTTGGCATATGCATATACTGTTAAATCTGGCTTGTCTTTGATATAATCTGGAGCAGATGTATTTGATTGGTTCCAGTCAACCTGAACGCCGCCTGGTCCCAGTGGACTATCGAACACAAACATCTTAGATGCTGCGTCGTAGCGTAGGTAGAGATGATCAGCAATCGTAGTTGAGTTGACGTCGTCAAGTCTCGCTAGCTTGACTTCACCACCGCCACCAAGCTGTGAGTGACGAGAAGCAAATCTGTGCAGGTCGGCGATCGACTTCTTGATGATGTCGAGCTCTTTTTGAGTTCCCGTCGGAAGTGTGTCAGCCGCCTTCTGTATGTCCTTCTGTGACACCTTCGACAGCATCTCGACCGAGCGATTGACGATGTCTTTCTTTGGCAGCTCTGGCTCTGGTTGACGACCTGCAGTTCCAGGCGCATCTTCAATAATAACAGGTGTTTCCTCAGCAAGTACCTCGATGGTCTCGATGACCTCTCGCTCGATGATCTCTGCTTTGTCTTGATTCTTGTTTATGAGGTTATTGAAGGTCTCGTTGAGCTGAGCTAGTAGAGCATCTTCTTTTCTCTTACGAGCATGCTTCTCTTCGATGGTAGTAAAATCAACACTAACACCCAATGCTTTCTGCATTTTTTCAAGAAGAGCTTTTTCATCCATTCGTAGCTACTTTCTTTGCTACTATTCTATTGACAAAAGGTGTTGGTGCTTTTGGTTGTTGTACTGGTTTTGTTTTCTTTTGCATTTCTTTTTCATGAACACGACGCTCTTGTTCTTTACGGGCACGTGTACCAATTATATCATTTCTTTTTGCATAGCGTGCCAGAGATATACCATTTGTTTTTGAATCAATTTTAATATCCATCGCATGGCGCACATCGTTATATAGCTCTTCAGCGTGTTCTGGTTTTACATGCGCAGGAATGCCAGCAGCGAACTGTTTCTTACGACCTTTAATGGCATGATCTCTCATCTTAGATGCTGACATACCAGCGACACCCTCTGCGTCTGGGTCTCGTTCACCAGCTGATACAACATCAATTTTCTTGAAGTTGAATAACTTACCTTCACCTGAGCCATTGTACTGATCAAGTTGTTTTTTGAATTCAGGAACTCTATCCGCACCAGCAACCATAATTAAATGGTCGTGACCTTTCTGATGTAATCTTTCAGCTTGTTTTAGAAAGTTAGGCGCTTCTTTATCAGATAAAGATATATTTGTGCCAGGGAAAAATCTCTTAGCATGTTTTATCTTCTGTTCAGGTGATAATGGATTCTTCTCTGGATCTTGAGAATGAGACAATACAATCGAATGATCTGCCTTGTTTTCCTTGGCCAATTCCTTTACCTTTTCAACCAATGCAGCATGGCCAATAGTTGGTGGGTTCATACGACCAAATGCAAAAACAACTGGCTTCTTTGGCATTCTGTCTTCTGGTACTTGGTCTCCCATTTTTTGGAATGCACCACGTAGGAAGTTCGAACGAGAAAACTCAGCACGATCAACTAGCTTTGTTGGACGACCATTACGAATAGCAACGAATCCTTCTGGTTTTGTTGGTGCACCACCAATAGAAGTTTTAAACCCCGTATCTGTTTTTGCCAATGCTTCGACGAGAGTATCCTTAGCATTACCAAGCGTCTTATGAAGTCTTAGTATAGCATTAAATTGTTTCTTATGATTTTTAATGTGGTCACTGACTAGCTGAAAATTTTGAAGAATACTGTCTATTTTCTTTTGTGTCTTTGCTTTTTCAACTTCTTTCTTGGCTCTATCATGTAAAAAATTAACATACCCATCAGCATCAGCTTTGTTCCATGATCCTTTGCGAACTAGATCATTTATATATGTTTTAAGTGTAACATCATGTCCATCAACAACATTAAATGCATCTGGTTCCATACCAGCATAAACCTGCTCAGCTTCTTCAATTGCACGTTCATACTTCTTTTTTTCAATAGGTGATATCTGACCAGATTGAACTTCAGGATTTATCACATGTACATGTGGATCATTTTGAAATGCTCCCTGATTAACATTAAATCCTGCTTTCATATCAGCAAGATTACGACCTTCATATTTTGTATGAACAACGATACCTAAATTAGCACCAGCAACTGCACGACCCTGTGCTGAATTTTTATCGGCTGTATAGGTAATAGTATTAGGTGTGAATGAGTAAGAATTACCATTATCAACAAGATCGTCCTTAGAGTACATCAAATCGCCCTGATACACACCACCAGACTTTGGCATAATTTTAGGTAGCTCTACAAATGCCTGTGATAACTTCTTCACAAGACCAGGAGCGTGACCATGATTTTTTTCTATGTCTTCAAGCGTATAATTTATCTTTGGATTCTTATTAAATGCTGATTTAGTAGCGACAAAGAACTTGCCTGTTTTTGGATCATTACCAAACACAACAGATGGAGCTCCATCATACTTAGTTGTAATTTTTGTTTTCGTTGGTTTTCCTGATAAAAATGAAGCTACGTCATTTAATGTTTCATGCGCATGTGCAACACCTTCATTACCACCATGAATAATGTGATCTTCAGCGTGTTCCAAGTGTTTCAATTTTTCTACATCAAGCGACTCAGTAAGAAAATTATTTAATGTTAACATAATTATTTTTTCTGACTCTGTCTACGTCTTAATTCAAGTTTAGCCTTGTTACCGATTTGATCGTTTCTTTTAGCATATCTAGATAAAGATATATTAGATGTTTTAGCATCGATTGTCATCGGCGTTTTTGATATTCTTGGTGTTTTTGGTGTGCTGGTTCGTATTGAACTTAGAATTTTTTTAGCTCTTGCTCGAGCTGGCGCAACAGTAGTAATATTTTTTGTTGGTTGTGGCGTTTCATGATATTTCTTAGTTAAAAATGGAGCTTTAGTAGCAGAAGCAAATCCTTTTGTGGGCCCACTACCCTTTTTAATCGCTTGATCTAGAATTGGTTCGTATTTATCTGAACCTTTTCTTTTACCTTCAATTTTTACACTGATACCACCCGTATGCGGTACAACTCTAAAATGTTCAAAATGATTTAGTTTGTTTGAATCATGCTGAACATCTTGCATATGATGTTCAGCATTACCTCTATCATCCGTTCTAGAATGTATTCTATAATGCTGGAATTTTGTTTGTGGTGCAATTCTTTCTTTAACATAATGTCTCAAATCTTCTGAAGATAAATTCTTCGCTAAACCTTGTGACATTTTTTTAGCCATATTTTTTTGAGCTTGTAGAGCGGATTCTTCAGCTTTATTAGCAGTTGCTTTTTCTTTGGCGTTTTTGCTATCTCTTAATCTCTTATATTCTTGATGGCTGCTAACACCCATATTTTGTAGGTTTTTATTGTGGGTTTCTCTTTCTGACGTAAGAGCACCAGCTGGTAATTTACCCATTTTCTCAAGAGACTCAAGACCATTATTTCTAAGATTCATATCCTTATTTCCACCATACTTCATACTAATACCGATATGACCTTTGTTCGTTCTTACCATGATATCAGCATCACTGTTCTTATCATCTTCACCAGTAAATCTCTTATGGTCACCCGCCTGTGAAGTCCATGCGCCTTCATGAACTGTGTGATGACCATCAGAAGAAAGATGATTTCTCATATGTTCTGCAGCATCTTTGGCATGTTGATTGATTTGAGAATAAAGACCAGGATGTCTCTTATCAATTTCTTTTTTTATGTAATCATGGACTTCTTCTGGGGATTTACCTTCTTCATCTCTAAAATGAGAGAGAAATTTATTTGGCATACCAGACTTGTGTGTTCCATGTATTAAATGTGACCCGGCTAAAATTTCGTAAAGCTTACCTTTAGCATCACTAAGATTAAATTCTTTCCTTTCAATTTTCGCTTCGATCAAAAATGAATCAAATGCTTCAGTGAGGTATTCTTTAAAAATTCCCATTTTATGGATCCTTTTTTTTATTATTCAATACTATTTATAAAATAAAAAAGGGAGATAGTCCCTTACGACCATCTCCCTTTATTTCCCCCCAACGAATGTGGTCGAGTGGAACCCCACCATTACTCTCGACTATTCCATGTCTTATAAGCTAATCCTTATAACTACGAGCCTCTTGCACTGCAGTGCAATACACATTCATCTGGAATTATTTATACAGACTTTTTAGCTTTTTTCTTGGAAAGATTGATTTTTTTTAGAAAAAAGTTAGGAGACCACCCATCAAAGCCACCACCAAGATTCAAATGGCGAAGGAACTTCTTAGCTTCATCTACAGTAAAGAAAGAGCGAATAACCTGTTCAGTTGCAGTCTCAAACACATTATAGGTGTTGTTTTCGTTGACAATCTTGTAGTTCATTACTTTCTCCTCAGTTCTTCGATGTTGATTGGCATATAATTTGTCTGTTCTACACATACTCATAAATCATTATCTAAACCCCTCAAAAACCTTCTTGTTGAATTTACTCTTTGGCTTGTTTCGTTCATGGTCCTCCTGTCCAAAGGTCGTGTTGTCCATCACTGGCTTATCTTCGATGAGTGTCTGAGCATCCTGCTCTACATCATATAACCGCATTTTTGCACGATCAATACCAATGACGAACCTACGATAAGTCCCAGGATCACCATAGCGATTCTTGAGCTGCTTAACCATGATCTGATTGAGTGCTTCCAACTCTTCTGATGTGGAAAGTCCAAACATAAAATCAGCTG